AGTCTTATTTGCTAGTTCCATTTCGATATTTACCTTTGCTTGTGCATCTGCTTGTTTTAAGATTTTATTATATTGTTCTTCCCCTAGGGCTTTTGCCTGTTCTAAGGTTAAATTTCTTTCTGCTAGAATAGCATTTAATTCTCTATGTTGTGGAGTAATATTTTGCCAACCAAAGCCCATAGGTGCTCCTCCAGTCATATTTCCAACTTGCATTTGCTTAGAGTTTATCTTTCTATCCCTTGCTGCCATGGTATCTACATTGTTCTGCTTATTTATCTCATCAGTGATCATTTGCTCAGTAATAAGTTCTTCTTGTTTTAATGCATTTATTGCAACTTGTCGTTTTCTTGCTTCTTCTTCATCATATCCTTGAGTCAGGCTGTACTCTAATAAATCATCTTCTAATTCCTTTATCTTCTCTTTCTGATCCGTTTGTTTTCCTTGTAAGTCTACAATTTTTTGTGCTTTTAAAATTCTTACTTCTTCATGTGTGGTTGCCGCACGAATAGCAGCTTCATTTATCTTCATCGCTAAAGCTCTTGCTTTAGTATTCTTTGCGTGTTCTTCACTAAGTTTTAACTGATCAAACAATTGTTGATTTACTACTTTTTGCAGGTCTACTGTTTCTTTGGTGTCGTTTTTCTTGTCTGTTGCTAAGGTCTTTTCTTTTTCTGCTAGATCTCTTACTAATTCTAAGCTTTTTATTTCTTCTTCGGTAGCTGTGTCTGTTTCTTTTGCAACTCTTAAAGCTTCTATTGCCATATCGTATTTAAGAATTTTGTCTTTTTCTTCAGTAATTGCCTGTGTATTTTGTAATTCTAATTTAGCATTTTTATCATCAACAGTAGTTCCTTTACCTACACCTACTGCTGCTATTTTATTGTCTAGGAATTCCTTTTGTAGCTTGACTGACCTATCTTGCAGATCTCCCATATTTTTGTATATTAGTTCTTCTTTTGCTAATTCTATTCCCTCTTTAGTTATTCCCTCTGCTGTCTCTGTTTGTACTTGTAGAGCATTATCACGTTCTTGAGTGAGTTGTTTATTTATTTCGAGATTTTTCGTCATCTCTTTAAACCATGCTCTCGCTGTATTAGGATTCATACCCCATTGGTCTTCGAACGCAACTCTAGACTTATGACCCATTCCAAAAACAGTAGATTTGGAGTCATAATCTGCTTTCATTTTAGCCAGCTTTTCTTCGTCCCACAGTTCCTTTTTCTTTGTGTTGAAGTCATACTTCATAAGGCTTTGCTCGCCCGTTTTAAGTTCTTCTTCGGTTCTTGTTACATTGTCATCTGCACGTTTTTGAGCTGCAGGAGCTAGTGTTAATGACTCCTTTCGTGCTGTGATATTCTTTTTCATATTCTCAAGAACAGAAGAACCAAATAATTTTGTTCCTGAACCAGCCATTTGTCTAAGAGAGTTAATTACTGCTTTATTGTTTTCTGCAAATTGTTTTGAAGCCTGTGAAGCATTACCAAACTGTGCTGTTAACTTAGTAACATTCTTTACTTGATCTTCAGTTATTATTCCACCACTTTGCATGGTTTCAATTAGTTTCAGTAGAGCTTCAGGTTCTTCCGTTAGTTCAGCTAGTTCTTTTAAAGGTTTGACTATATTGGCAATGGACTCTGCTCTATTATCTGCGTCTTTCATACCCAAAGCTGCATTATAGTCTTTCATACTTTTAGCTAGGTCTACACTTTGGAAAGCAGCCCCCATCTGTTCTATTGTACCCTTCCAATTTAAGAGGCCTTTGTTTGCAACATCATTCATTTTCCCAATTTCTACTGCCAGACCTTGATACCTATCTTTAATATCTCCAGTCAGCTGCTTTTCAGCTTCTGCTGCTGCATCTACACCTGCTATCCAATCCCATAAGGCTTTTACTGCTTCGAAAATCATAAGTGCAATACCAATCCACCCCATATATCTCATAGCTTTATTCATCATCATTGAAGCTTTCTGAGTAATTGAAACCATCAGCATTTGTTGTCTTTTATAAAATGCTGTAGTTGAGGCGTAGGCTGATTTAGCCATGAGTTGTCCTCTTTTTATATATCCTTGTTTTTTACCTTGTGAAGCAGCTAGTGCAATTTCCTGGTCTACTAAGAATTTCTTATATGCTGCCAGCTCTTGCTTGTTCATATTTTTAGAGAAACCAACTCCTGCTTTCAAATGTTTCTGTCTAATCTGTAACTGTCTTTTTGAAAGCTGACCTTCAGGCATACCTTTACCGGCCTTTATTTTGTGTTTATCCATATATTTCTTATCTCTAAGATCATCAGGGCTTCCTCCGCCCGCTGCGGATAAGGCAGCTTTTGCTCTTTGAGAAGCAGCAGCAGCTTCGTCTGCGGCTTGAGCGGCTTTACCAAAATTATCTTGTGCAGCAGCTCCCATTGCGGCAAAGTCTGGTAATATAGATTTAAGGATTGGTGTTAGAAATAACGTGAGTGCTCCTACTAGAGCATAAATATTTTTTGAAAAGAAAGGCAGAACTGCAGCGGCTATATCACCAACTACTTCTTTTACACCTTTCATCATATCATCAAAGGCTTTTGCAAATTGGGATAGTGCAAAGGCACTTGGATCAAGTACTTGAGTTATTGCTCCAAACTTTGATTCCGCTTGCCCAAGAACTTCGTTAGCTACCGCTTGTGATTTTTCGAATTGGGTTAAATCTTTTGCATTTTTACCTATCTGATTCGCGTATGCTTTCATTGCAGGCTCTAATCTTAAGATAATACCTAATTCATCTAATAGTTCTGGTTCCGCTTTTGTTATACCTCTTGTAAGACGTTGAAATGAATCTGTTAAATCCCTACCAAGAGCGAGTGAAGTATTCTTTGCAGCTGTACCAATAGCTTCCATTTGTCCAGCACTTAACCCCGCAGCTGTACCAATAGCGGCTGCTTGTGCAGCTTCTTTAAACTGAATCATTCCACTAGTAGCTGCTTGGATATCCTTCGTCATGGTTGCGTATGCTACACCAGTAGTTGCTCCAAAAGCTAACTGCCCTTGAATAAGGTTTCTGGTTTCCATGGAATCTTTAAGGAATTGGAAGGCTGCTGAAACAGCAAATACTTGAGCAGCAATAGTTGCGTAGACAGCAACAATACCACCTTGCATGGTCTGTGCTTGCTTACTAAAGTTTTTTGTTGCGTTGGAAGACTGCTGTGTTACGCCCTTAATTCTACGGTCTGTCGCTTGGGAAGCTTTCCCCAAGTCGTCCATACCCTTTTTGGCGCCTTTGGTTTTCTTCTCTAATAGTTTGAGAGTCCCATCGTCTCCAACTTGGAATACTAGTTGTCCACCTTGTATCTTTTTACCTGCCATTTTTGTTATCTACTCTTTGCTCGCCTTTTATCGGCGTCTTGCTTACGTTTAAGCTCTCCGTTGACATTTATCGTGTGAGCGCTTTCTACATGCTTTAAAAAGAAACAGGTTGTTCTCTTATCATGGACTTCATTTATGTCCAATAGGTCATTTAAAGGAGACCAATCTTTACCGAAATAGGATCCACTTGCTCCGTCCCATCTATCTGGAAGCATAGCGTGAATCACAAAAGCTTCTTGAATCTCTAACGGGAAGCTCCCAAGTTCGGGAGGCATCTCGTCTACGTTAGGCTCTTGTCCTAGTTGCTCACACATATCTAAGTAAGCGTCTATGCTTATGTTATCTGCGAAAAATCTTTTTATCTGTGCAAGTGCCCAGGCTACTTGCTCTTGGTAAAATTTTCTAAGTCACCTACTTGTTCTGTTACCCAAGTATCAAAATCACTAGAATTTTTCATCAGTACTTCTACATTTTCTGGATTAAATTCTAATTTTGTTTCTTCCTGCTCAGGAGATAAATCTCCTAATAGTAACATATTCTTAGCATAGCCAAGTTTAAAACCAGACCAGCCTTTAATAACTGCTTTTGTATACTCAGTTAAAAACTTATCATCGTCCATTTGTTCTTCGTAACTTCTAGTTTTCTTATTGAATACTTGAGATACGCAACGAGTTCTAAGTTTCATTAACTCTTCTCTGGCTAAGTAACAAAGTTTAACTTTGAAACCTTCACAGCCAGGATAGTCAAATTCTACTGTTTTTGTTGGAGTCATTAGACTCTTTAGAGAGACTGCTTTTACAGGCTCTTTCTTTACTGTATCGTTCATTTATTTTTTCCTAAAAAAGGTGGGCAAGACTATCCTGCCCACCGTAAGTTATTTTATGATGTATAGGTAAGTGTTATTTCATTCGCACTTGAGCTAGCTGAAGCTGAAGATAAATCAGCTGGTAACGCATGGAAATTAACATCTACACCAATCACATCTTCAATAGAGTGAGTTGGTAATTCTAGATGACAATTTGGTACTGCTACCTCAACCTTTGGAGCACTTGCTCCGCCAATGCTGAATGTCATATCAAAACTATTAGTAATAATGTCGTCCGCTTCGTGTAAATCTTCTAAAAGATCCATTGAACCGTCAGCTACATTATTTAAGTAACAGGTAAAGTTACCTGAAACACTTCTAGTTCCCATTACATGTCCTAGAGGGTGGTTAACCGACCCTAAGGTTTCTGGTGTTAGGTAAGTTAGATTGTTTTCAATCGTAATATTACCACCAGTTAAAACAACGCTGTAGGTTTTATCAGCAAGCAGTTGGCTTTCACCATCTGCAGCTTCACCTGCACCTGTTGAGTCACTTACATCAAAAGCAATTGCTAATGAAGTAAGTTTTTGTCTGATATAGTTTGAAGTACTTGATATTCCTTCATTAACCAAACCTTTGGTAGTATACTCTTCTCCAGTTACTGCAGGAGATGTTGCTCCAGCTGTAGTCTTAAGTTGAGTTACTTCCTTAATTTTCTTCCCTTGTCCAGACCAAGCAACTTGTGCTAGTCCCTCAATATCAAAGTCAATTGATGCTGAGCCTACTGAACAATCAGAAATTTTGTAAATTGTTACGCCTTCTGTTCCAGTTGTGTACAATGATGTAGCAGTATCTTTAGCTGCTCCTAGTACAAAGTACAAATCAAAAACACCTAATGCAACTTTATTTGAGTTCTGAAAGTTAAATACATTCGGTTCCCAACTTGCGTCAGTAATTGCCCCGTTGTCTCCACCTATTCCATAGTCATAGGTAGTTGCAGACATAGCTGCCCATAAAGGTCCTTCTACTGCAAATTTCTTTGCACTACCTGCGTGTCCACTGGACGCC